TTTGAATCAATACCAGAACAACTTAAGAATTGATTAATAGTTTTATCAGTATAAGTAATTTCATCACTACCATTTCTTAATACACCACTCTTGGGGAATCCAATTGTACTATCTACTAAAATTACATTATCACCAATGAGAGTATCCCCAATAGTTTTTGAACTTGGTGTTATAGAAAAGTTTCCATCAAAACCAGGAGATGGTTCTTGATACCTTTGGAATAGATAAATCGTATAATATGTAACTCCACCTCTAACAGTTGCCTCTACTTCAGAGATAGGAGCTGAAGCACCATTAATATTTGGATTATTACTATTATTATCCTGAAATAGTGTTTGACCAGATAATTTGGATGGATCTCCACCATCAACCTTTTCAGTCAATAATACTAGTCTTTTTCTGAACGATGCTTCAGAAGGCTCAAATAAAGATTCAGATTGTTTTTTAACTTTTGAGTTCTGCCCAAATAATATTGAGATTAATGTATTGATTGATTCGGAAGTACCTTTAGATTGATAAAATGATTTTAAGTTCTTAACTAGGTTATTTACATCAACATCAGAATCAAAAGACTCGTCCTCAAATCCAGGTGCATATAATACTTTTAAATTTCTAAAATATTCACGCAAGAATAACGTACTGAGATTGGTCACACCAATCCCTATAGTATGATCTTTAGCTGTGGTACTATTAAATACAACCTCACCATCATTATATTCACTGATACCGCTAAATCCACGAATACAACCCGTAAATGAATTGGTTGTGATTCCACTATAATAAATTATCTCATCATTAATTTTAAATATACCGTCTCTATTAGGATATCCTTTTGTGGATAAAACATTAACAACTGTATCACTACTAGACACATCTGATGTCAGAGTAGTAATACCAGAAACTACTTCTGGAGTTATATTATCAAACTTTAAGTATTGATCTAAATTATCAATTAGATCTGCAGGAGAGCCCTGAGAATCTTGTGATTTATAATACTGCTTCAGAAAATCAATCGCCTTTGGAGTTTCTACTGAAACATAAGACGGTAATTGACTTTCTATAATTTGATTGACTTTTACTCTTGTATCAAATCCAGTTTCTATCATCTTACCTTGTTAATTTGCCGTTTGAGTAACTTGAAGTAACTGGGAATCCAATTCCCGAAACTTGTTCACCAGAAGTAATTGTATCCTTCACCATATTTATCGTGCTTTTATCGATTGACAATTCGACATACAAATTTTCTAATCCAATAACATCATTACTTTCTGGAAATGCTTGTACTTCAATAACTCCATTTGGAAGAACAGTGTTTACGATATTAACTGTAAAGATATTAATCTCTCCAGTCTTATAATTAACACTTCCAGCATTCTGTACCTTTACAGATGAAACGCCATTTTCATCAATCGAAATAAATGAAATAGTACCAGTATCACCAATAGTAGACGGTGTATCTGTCATATAAAGAACTTCGGGAATACCAGCAACATTAAATCCTGTTGACTTAATATTCGCCCCAGTTGGATTTACATGGAACTGATTACCAAAGCACAACTCATATTGAGATGGATTATTGATAAGAGTTTTCATGTTTCTTCTAATTTTTACTTTTGTAATATTAGAAGTAATAGCAGTGTCTGTAGAATCAATTACATTTAGTAGTTTACTATACTTAAATCTACCACCAAAATTATTGAGATCCTCCGAATTTGCAAATTCTGATAATGTAGATGAAACAGAGCTCTTCAAATTTTGTAAACTGGAAACTTTACTTCCATTGTAATAAACAAAAATATCCAATTCCACATTTAAAATTTCGAGATCTACAATACTTTGTTTGATTCCAGCAACTGCATAATCCTTAAGTCTACCTAAGATTATTCCTTTATTGAAATCAGATACAAAATAATCATTTTTTGGTTTGATTGAAATTTCAACCTCTCCAAATCTTGGAGGTGTCATTTCTTCACCACCAACTACAGAAACGGACTCTGCATCAGGAAACACTTGCTTTACAATTGCTTCGTAATCACCAGCCGTAACCGCCCTGTACTGCGATGAGTACGTTCTAGGAGCAAAGTATTTAATAGACTGTATTGATTCAATCTCAGTGCCTCCCTGCGCCTTCTGGTTAGTTGTTACTACTATACTACTAGAAGGAGAAATTCTTTCATCTGAACCTCCTCTTAGAACACCAGAGAAACTAAAATTTGCAACTCCATTTCCATCAATGCCATTAGTTACAATGTAAGATGCAACAATTTGACTTCCAGTTTCTAACTTCTTACCAATGACACCATCACCAAATAATAGTTCATATTGTTCATCTTTTACTTCTTGTAGGAAGTAAATTTCTGATGAAGAAGTAATTTTGAAAATAGTGTCTGATCTTACGAATTCATTACCAAGGCCTTGATCTTGTGGACCTTTGACTCTTACCTTGAGTGTGCTGGTGTCAATAGAAGAATTGTTAATAATATATCTTTGATCTAAAGATTGCTCAACATTAAATTTCTTAATTGCATATGAACCTTCATACACATCAATATCAGAGAAGATTGCAGTCCTTGCACCAATCTGATTATCTAATGCATTATCTAATGGTGATAGTGCAGTAATATCTTCTGGAATGGAAAATACAAAACTAGTGTTTTTGGTGTTTCCTACACAAACTAATCCCGCTTTTAGTGTTACGGTTTGGCTTGAACCAGAAAATTTTACGGAAAATGATACTTTTGATTTAGATGCTGTGCGTGAACGCGGAGTATATCCAATATTCCGCGCTAAAGAAACAACATTCTCTCTTAATGCTGCGGATTCAATGAAAGATTCATTGACAACCATGTTCGCATTGAACGAACTGATGTAAGTATTATAAGCAAGAGTGTCAATTAAGACGGAAAAGTTTGATCCTTCAAAATCAAAATCAGAAAAATCTGAATTTGCTCTTAGATAGTCTTTAATTTGATCTCTTATTTGATCAAAATCTAAATTTGCGTACTTTGTAAATGGCATTTTATCTGGTTGCCTCTAATACGAAGGAAAATTCTTGTGTTGGTGTATTTAATCCAACGATATCATATGCTATAACACATTCAAATTCATTTCTATCAGGTGCAGGCCTCACGTTAACAATGATATTATCAACTCTAGGTTCATACTGTTCAATAGTTAACTTGATTTCTTCTTGAATTTGAGAAGAACTTCCAAAGTCAACAAACTCAAACAACAAATCAGCTACGGATGAACCGATATCAGAGTCAAAAAACCTTTCAGTGAACTGTGTCTGCACTAAATTACGAACAGCTCTTTGAATTGCTCTTTCATTTTTTAATATAGGCAGATCTTTTGTGACAGGATGAGCCTCGAAAGACAAGGAAATGTCCTTAAATGCCCTTGAAACTCGCTGTGTTGCCATTTATAGACCATGAACTTTATGTATTTATACCCTCATCAGGATATTCTGATAAATTTTCACGTTCTTGTGCTGTCTTCCAAAAATATTCATCCTCACGTCCCATTCCAAGTCGTTCAAATCCGTTTTCAACTTGGTAATATTGAGTCGAAACTTTAAAATCAGGCATTTTTGGTTCGACAGGTGTCAAACTATTGTCAAAAATACGCAATCTATTGTTTGGATACAATGCATACTGTCCATTTTCAAGTTCAATTAGGTTATGAGACTTATGTTCGGCAGGATTTTCACTTGTTGCCCAATCAACATAGTCTGGATCATGATGATAGTTATCAATGGTACAGACATAGGTGCCTTTTACATTACCAAAGTCCCTTGTATAACATTCAAAGTCCATTGAGCCAATAAATTTCTTATCCACCGAGACCACCCCATAATCCATACAATTCCAAAACTGAAGGTTTGGTAGGTTCATGTCTGGACTTGGAGTCTCAGGGTCTGCTACAAAGGCACTGATAGGCAATTTATCGTACATTGCAGCATATTCTGGTAGATAGGTCTCAAAATAAAAAGCACGCCCAGGAATCGATTTAACCGATACCCAGACGCCCTTTACAAATTCACCATGACCACTTTGGTGATCGGTGAGATATTCTTTACGAACCCATACTTCTTGTGAGGGAAGATTAGCAATCAAACATGCCATAATGACTTAATGCATCTTCACCTATTTAACCCATATAATCATTTCTTTTTCTTCTTAGGTGCGGCGCTTGCTTTGAAACGCTTATCAGGGCGAGACTTCCCGCCCTTATGCACCCATTTAGGTGCTGGTTTGGTCATCCTCGACCTTGACCCCTATACATCTTACGAGCCGAGTTTCGCGACGACGCCGCGTATTTTGTGTTCTTACCAGAACCCTGACGAGTTCTTTTGGGTTTACCAGGCATCCAACCATCTTTGGTGATACCGACTTTTGAACGTACTGCCATAATTAATTCACTCCTCTAATAATTGCTTCATTTCGTGACGGAA